TTTGTTTAGGTAACAAAAAACCCTAACAAGGGACTGAATCTTATTAGGGTTGTGTCGTATATTAGTCAAAACCTAAATCAATAGGTTCAGTCCAATTGATGGGTCAAATATAAAAACTATTTTTTAATATTTAATACTTTTTTTAATTTATTTTTAAAAATAATTAGAAAAGCATTTAAAGGCTGTTTAACAAACGATAAAATATAAAGTATATCAATATACCAAAAGTTCATTATATCGTCTTAAATCAATTAAAAAGCCTATCTACTAATCTTGTGAGCAAACATTTTAATTATTGTGCTTGGTTTTATAAATCTACAAATGAATCGTAACCACTTGCCAGCGTTTGTGGTCGCTTCGCTTTGTGAGTATTCAGTCGCTGCAGCGTCTAATACATTTTTAATCGGTTCCGGGATGTTGTCTAATTGTGCCATATCTAATGTTTTATTTAAAATTTTCATAAGTTGTTCTTCCGTTTATTTTTTTTGCTTTTAATATTTGCTTTCTGTTTTTACCACTTGTATAAGATACGTGAATCCAGTCTGGCTGTTTGTCATTTCCAAACTCCCAAATCATTTGGTCGAATTCTAAATTCTTTTTAATAAAATCAAAAATATCTTTATTTGTTGGTTTACCTTTCGGGTCCATATCGATATCCATAGCTTGTCCTGAACAGTGTTGACTTGTTATAGAGCCCTTAATGGCTTGATTAAGGTTCAACCCTCTATACATACTACTTACGTAAATTGGTGTCTTAAAATGCTCTCTAATAGGCTCGAAAACCTTTTCAGCTAATAGTTGCATATTTTCTATTATAGACTGGTTCGGGTTGTTGTTTACTATTCCCAATTTGTCAGCAGTCGCACTCCTTGTGCATTCTTCTAAAGTTAAATGTTTACTTATTTTCATTTTCTTTTTTTGTTAAAAGTTTATAAATCATAATTCCAGTGTATAGTATCGAAAGAGCCAGCAATACTATTTTCATTGTGTTTTCTAAATTGGTAAAAGATAGTCCAAAAATTGTCCCATTCACCGCTAATACTTCTGCATTTTTTGCGTTCATTTTTAATTAATTATAAACCAGCGAATCCGTGCGCTGGGTTGTTAGGGAAAATTCTATAAAGTCCAAAATCTATGCGTCTATCAGCCATTAAATCGTAAGCATAGCCATCGTGGTAAATAGGCTCCGTAAGCAACTCACCATCATCGTCAAATGTGGCGGGTATACTTACGACTTTGCCTATTTCCACTACAGCGTGTGTGCCTTTTAAATAATTAAAATCTGCATCAATTATTTTTTTATCTATTAAATCAGCTATTGCTGTTTCTTTGTCGGGGTAGTTTAGTTTAAATATCATAAAGTGGTCAAGTTTTGAAGTTCTGTATTTGTCAAACGAGTTTTAAAAATATTTGCGTTTATTATGCTATCAGCAAATTGAGAAGCTGCTATATAATTTTGACCTAAATCCACTCTACTACAAGCGGGTATAGACGCTGTTACATCCGTTCCTATTTGCACACCGTTTACATAAAATACAACGTCATTGTTTTTATAAGCTAAGGCTAATTTATACCTGCCCGTAGTGGTAATTGTTGATGTTTCTATTGTTGTTTCTAAATTTCCAGCTTTGAAAATTCTTGCTCTAATTATATTTGAACTTGCTCCCGAAAATGCTATATAAATTCGATTGTTTGCAGTTCCGTCTGAAATGTGAAAAATATATCTTGAAACCGTACCTATCAATCTACTTATTCTAACCTCTGCAAAAATAGTACCCTCTGTTTGACCAATAAGAGCACTAACTGCTGTTTTACTAATATTATCTAAATTCCTTGTCTGAGCACTTCCAAGAGTTGGTATGTAAGATGTAGGGTAAGCTCCTGTTTCTAATTGAGCTCCCCAAATGTAAACGCCAGAGGTGCCATCGCCTGTGTATACAATATTGCCTGCGCTTAACAGGAAAATACGGACCTGCACGGCTATGACTCCCGTAGCAACGCCACTAATAGAACACCTGTACCATCCGTTACCAACGGGAGAAATTGTTGAGCTTGCACCCGTAAATGTTCCAATACTTTGAGTCGCTGAAGCAGTTCCAGTAGAAACATTGTAGTTTGCAAATACAGCGTTTGCCAGAGATACCCCATCGTTAATTTGTAACCGCACTGAAGTTCGTTCGGCAGCTTTTACATACACGGTAAATGAAAGCGTTGACCCAGATGCCAAACCACCTATGCCTTGTAATATAAGGTGCGAGCTGGTAGCGGTTGTATCTTCTACCAGCTTCGTACCTGTTAATATCCCAGCAGGCGAAACAATTACATTAACTTGTTCGGATGATCTCTCGTTTGTCCAAATGGTTTGGAACTCTTCGCTTCTTAAAACTAAATTAGTCCTTTGCGGTTCAATTAAAATAGCAGGGCAACTTCCGTTTGTGTAATCAATACGTGGAATGTTTAAACGTGTTGTTGTAGGAAAATATTCTGTTGCTAATGAGCCTTGGTCGAGTTGAGCGCCATATATATATAAACTTGTAGAACCATTTCCTTGGTAATATGTTACCCCATTTATAGCTGGTTCAAAATATATTTCAGAAACTGAACTTGTCGGTATAAAAGTAAATGAGCATCTATAAAATCCATTGTTATATGGTGTAATAATAGCATTTAAACTTGATGTTGTTCCATTGTTTAAATTAAAAGTTGCAGCGCCAGAACCTGTTGCAGTTATAACAAGATAATCACGACTTCCTTTTTTTACATAAATACTAACGTTATAACTTTGACCAATTATATAGGGAATGTTATAAACATACAGTGGATGAGATTCTAAACTTAAATCTTCAATAAAACTACTTGCATTTAAATTTCCATCTGGACTTATTGTTGTATTGTTAACAATAGACATTCTTGCTTGCGCCCAAGTTCCTGCATTAAATCCATTTGAATAAGTCAATAAATTTCTCGGCACTACTTCAATCAATCCCGCACTATTTACCCTTGTTGCAGTTGTTGCTCTTATTACCGTTAAATCGCCGCTACCGTCTGACGGAATAACCGAGTAAAGTTTACCAGTCTTTCCAGCATTCGGGGTTACAATTAAACTTGCTTTGTCTAATAAACTCATTTATATATTGTTTAAGTTAGTTAATATCGCATTTAAACAGGTTTCAGCTTCAAAAGAACCGCCATCTGTTGCTACTCTTGTTTTGAAGTTTGTTATAATTGTAGGAACTGGCGAGCCTATTATATCCGTTTCACCTGCATAACTTGAAAAGTAAATAGAACCCCAATTTATTATATTGTTAATAGCACCTTGCCCCCAACCTATTGCGTTGTTGACTGCTCCTTGTCCCCATCCTATGTTATTTGGCATTTTCTTTTTGTTTTAAATATTGTTCCATCTTTTCTATATTTTTTGCCTTTACATTGTACGTCAATTCTTTTGGCTCTTTTGGTTTTTCCTTTTCCATAGCTATAATACCCATCCTGTTGGGTTTGGTTTTTGGTCTGGATACATATCTGAATTACTATTAGTCCAATATTCTGGAAACATAGCACTCGCATTGATAGCCATATAGTCAACAAATCGTTTAGCGTAAAAGTCTGAAAAAGTACGGTGTTTTTGAACTAAAATATCAAGTTCATCTTTTGAAACGTTCTCGCTGTTTTCGCTTCTATGTTTGAATACACCACCGTTTCGAATTTGGTAATTTGCGAAAGGTAAATAGTCCACCATTGCAAAATGAATTAACATAGGTTGTACGTAATCAACAACTAAATTTAGGTAATTACCCGTCAAAGTAGCACCGTCTATTTTGTTTGTAATTGCGTCGTATAATTTCGTTCCTAAATAGTTCTGAACGTGCATTTGTTGAGCTATCTTTATAAACTGAATAAATAAGTCAGTATCTACATTACCGTTTAAGATAGTGTTTGCTTTTAGGTCTTTGGGTGTGATAAATAGTGTTGTCATAATTACATATCGTGAGGCGCTACATACGCTTTAGGGTTATTAGTTGGTGCTATTTCGCCTGCTCTTCTTACATCCGCTGGACTTGATGGTTGTGCTGCTGTATTTTTACCGCTTCCAATTTTACGATACATTTCACGTACCCAAAAATGTTTACAAGTTCCAAAAGGAAATTCATCCGAAAGCTTGCCCCCTCCTTTCCATAAAAATATATCATAAGGCTCGTTTGGGTTTGGATTCATACCAAAACCAGGATTAACATTTTGGCTACTCATTAATTGTATATCTTCTTTTCTGTAAAGTTTATTAGCCCCCATCATCTTTTTACAAAATTGTCTTTCTGGACTTGCATTACCGCTGTATCTATATCGAGTAATATATAATTTTGTGTCTTGTTCTGAAACGCTTTTAGTCCTTGCAACTCCAGTCGATACGTCAGCTAAAAATGTAGCGTTTAACTTTTCAGTTTGTGCATCTAATTCTGTTTCCTTTTCGTAATTTACAGGCTCTGAACTTACTAATTCCCATTCGTTTAAATCTATTTCCTCTCCATATCCCGAAAGGTCAATAGTATGCTCGCTTAAATTAGCTGTAGGTTGTACGGGTTGTGTTTCAGTTGTTAAATCGTTATTGCCATCTAAGGGCTGTAAATTTTTAAAATACAAGTTTAAACTAATATCGTTAAAAGCTAAAATTTTATTGAAGTCTTTTATTAGTAGATTTTGAAATGGTTTAATAACGGTATTTTGCATTAAAATAGTAGCAGTTTGCAATTCGTCTGCATTGTTACCAAAACCGCTGTTATCTTTAATACCTAAAAGCATAGGGCTTATAACTCTATGCGATACCATTATTTTTTTCATCGATTCATCACTCAAAAATTGGTATTGGTTATGTGCATCCGATAATTGAACAGGTGTAATAGTAGCCCCGTAGTTGTTTGAGTCGTTAAATGATAGGATAAACCGACCAGCGTTAGAGGTTCCGCCAAACTTGTTTTGTATATTTCTTTCAATATCCCTTTGCTCATCTTCGGTCGGTGTCCCATTATTGAAGTTTATAAGCATCGATGGTGCTAAACCATTCATTATATTATTCAAATGATAGTTAGATATTTCTTCTTCTAATTCGCAGTACTGAAGCCCTCCCTGATAGTCAACGGGACTGTAATAATAAAAGCCTGTTTTGTATGGTTTAATAAAAAGTATTTCTTCGCCACCGTTTCCAAATCCAAAAGCGGGTATTTCTAAAGGTTTCTTTTGTCTGTTTATCTTTGTCCAATCTTCGGCATAAAAATAAGCTTCTACTTCGCCATCGTCGTTACATTTTCCACTTCTTAAAGTTTCTACCGGGAAATGGTTACACTCAACTATACGGGTTTTGTCTATTGAATAAACAACTTGTACCGCGCACTGACCCATAGCTTTTAAATCATAACACAAACGTTCCGTAGTATCGTCATCAAACAATAACATAGCTTGTGCATATTCATCAGGCTTTAAAAGTTTGTCCGTTGCATCAATACCCTTGCCGAAAATCATTTGACTGATTCCGTTTACGATTGCGTTGTTTGTCGGGCTTCCGTTTATACGGTCTTGCAAGTAGCCAAAATAGTTATTGTCCTCGCCATAGTTTACCCATTCCTGATTACGTACTTCAACTACTTTTGGACTTGTATAGGTTGCTAAATTTACAACTCCAATTCCACCCATCTTTTTAGGCTCTACCTTATTTATTTTCTTTCTCATATTTTATAAAAATTGTTGTCGATATTTGGCAACGTATATTCTCCATTGTTGATTGAATAACTGCTTTTAGGTTGATTTGTGACAAAAACTCTGTCTTTGTATATAATAACACCACTAACGTTAAAATAAGCCTTTAAAACGTAAAAAGTATTTTGTTTTAAAAAAGATAAATCATTACTACTTAAATAATAAATATCATTTATAGAAGTTCGTGTAGTTGCTGTTTTGGTTACTACTTCTTTTGTCGTTTCATTTGTAAATTCCAAACGAATATCGCTATTGTTTAAGTCTGTTTGACTTATTGGAATTATAGGAAATGTTTGTTCGATATCTGTTGTTAATATTATCATATCATTATAACGCTAACTTATTTATTTTTGTAAAAAAAAAGCACCCATAAATTGAGTGCTTAATTCCGACCAAGTTTCCTTAATCCATTTTTTTGTTATGCGGGTGTGATTTGAGTAGGCGTTGCTCCTCCAGCTATTTTAGCAGTTACTAAAGTAGAAGTTACAAATTGTGCCATTAAAGGCTCTTGTCCTGTAATAGTCAAAGAGTAACCGTTAAGGTCTCCTAATGCAACTCCAGTGCTAATTGTTCCGTTTACATCACATCCTCTTGTCATACCAACCGCTAAATAGTTTCCATTGTTATCTTGTACAAACACGTGAGGTCTTGTAGCTATAACTTTAGCAAGTTCCACTTGTGTTGCTGCATCTAATTTTGTCAAAACCAAAGTTAAAGTTTGTTCAAAAAAAGTAGTTCCGTTGTCATTACTTGAAGTAATTGTTTGTTCTAATCCCGACGCTGATTTTACATCGTATTGAAAGAGTAAAACAGATGCACCACTAAAAGTGCTAACTATTCCACCTGTTATTGTCGCAGTTCCCAAAGTTCCATAATCAGCAAAGAATACTTTTTGTATCCCCCCTACGGCATCTTTACAGGCTAACTTACGCCCAGTGCTCATTAAACAAGCCATATGTTTATATTTTTTAAGTTAATAAAAAAGGGCTACCTAAATAGCCCTTATTAAATTTATGCTATTCCGTAAGTTACTGCATCAGCTCCAACTCCTACTTGGATTCCTCTTGTAAATCTCGCAATGAAACGTACATTTTTAGAACCGTCGATGTCTGCCATATCAATTGTTTTAACCACGTTTGCGTCATCAGCTAAACCGAAACCTACGTAAAGGTTGTCAATTGTAGTAGCTACCATTGTATTAGCTGGCAAACCATTTGCGACAAAGATAGTAACACCGTCGAAAGTTAATTCTTGACCGTTGTACCATTGTGTTCCTAATCCTTGAACTCCATTGTTAGAAGTAGCAGCTACTGAGAAACCGCCGAGACTGCGGATATAAGCCTTCGCCACATTTTGACTAACGTATAATCTCAAGTCTTCTCTACCATATAAAGCAGCAGGAATAAGGTCTACAACACGACCCATTTCAGTTATAACGTTAGCAGCTGTAATTGGTAAAGGTGTTCCAACTACTTGAGCACCGTCAGTTTTCAAAAGTTTACCTAATCCGTTTGTAGCATTCCAAAGGAAAGTCTCAGTATCCAAAGCAATGTCTTTTAAGATTTTTGCAATAAAGAAATCAGAAAAGGTTGTAGGCAAATTGTCAAAGGCTGAATACCCCATTTGTACGGCTTCCCAGTCCTTTTCAAATGGCGACTTGCACAAGCTCAAATTTACTTGCTTTTCTGTCACTTCAAGAACTTTGTCAGCCAAAGAAACTACTCCAGTATCTACGAAATCACAGGTGGAATCGGTGATCATCCCTGTATTTGTAAGACGTTTGATATTTGCCTTAAATTTGACATTTGGAAGTAAAGTAACTCCGTTGTTTGCAATTGTGTTTGCACTCAATACCGCAGCAGCGATATACTTACCAGCGAACTCGCCAGCGTAATTTGATGAAATTGTTGGTTGTAAAGGCATTTTTTTTAATTTTTAATTATTAATATTATTTTGATAGCATTGCCATAATGCGCGATTCTGTTCCTGAAACGTTAGCTTTAGTATTTTGTTTGCCCAAGCTAACTGTCTTTTCAGTTGGTTTATGAGTAGTTGGTTTTGTAGCACTAACACTTGATAAAGTTGCTTTCATTTCTGTTTGCATACCACTCAAAGCGTCTAATTTAGCTTGTAACTCATCAATTTTAGGCTGTACGGCTTCCATTACCAAAGCAATAACTTCTTCAATCGTAGGGGGTACATCCGCCAATTCTTTAACTTCGGTTTCTGTTTCTGTTTCAACTGATAGTTCTTCTTCAACCACTTCCTTTTCTTCGGTTTCTTTCAAGGCTTCAACCTCTCCAATGATTCCAATTTCAGTAACGTAAAGTTTAGAGCCATCTGCCATAACGTACTCTCCAATTTCCAAAGGCTCTTTAACTTCGCCATTGATAGCAAAAATAGGGTCGCCTACTGAAAAGCTGTCTGATTCTACAACTGTTCCATTCTCTAATGTTTGTTGTTCTAATTTAACCTTGATGTTTAGCAAGGCTGTAATTCTGTTTAGTAAATCTGTATTTTTCATTTTTTAAATTTTGAATTTATAATATAACGAAAGGGTGTTTTTTTTTGCATTTTTGATTTTATTGTGAAACTTTTACAATTGATAAATAATCAAAATAAGCTACATCTGTTGAGTTTGTTAAAGTTATAGAAACCTGCAAAGTGTTTTCTATTGTTCTGTTAAAAGCTATTGTTTCATTTTGTTGCAAACTTCCTAAATCGCTGTAAAAATTCCCTGAGTTGCTAAACATTTCCCTATTTCCATTTCTAAAAATAATCGTTCTTAAAATATTTGTTTTAGCATTAATTACATTTCCGATATTGACACCTCTAATAAAATCATTATTTAAACCATTACCTGAAAAATCAACATTAATTGTAGCAGGACTACTGAAATTATTACTACCTCTCGAAGCTCCTACTATCACGTGATAGATTCCAAATTCTGAAATCCAATTTGCAGGAATAGTCAAAGTAGCTAAAACAGTAATAGCAGTCGTACCCGTGTGCGTTACCCTTACACCAGTTGATAAAGCAGCGTTCACATAAACAGAACCGTTTGGTATTGATTGCAATTTGTTTTTTTCTGCAGTTGTATAGTCGTTTAAACTTGCCCCTGCTAAAATTCCATTTCCTAATGGTATAGTTGCATCGTTTCCTGTATCTGAATTGATAGTGAAGTTTGTGGCTGTTTGCGTTGGTGTTAAATTTGTTTTACCACTCAATTGCGATACTTTTACCTTTTTGGTTATTCCATCATTTACAATTGGTAATACGTCATTTTGGTCTACTACCGATACTAAATCTAATTCTGATATTTTGCTGTTCATTCTTTTAAAATTTTGTCGTTGTTTTCTTGTAATAATTGAAAGCCGTCTTCTTGTAATAAAAAGTAAGTTTGTCCGTAAATGTTGCCTATTCCCTGAGCTTGTAATGAGCCATCGCAACACTTTCTACTATACGTTCCATCTGGACACAAACACCCTCTACTTCCACCTTTTGGACTTGTATAGCTTGGTGTTTTAAATGCGTTATTTCTGTTTTGCATTTTGAATCATTTGTTTAATTTCTAATAGTTTTAAACCCGCTTCTATTTCTTGTTCTACTTGGTCAATTTTTGACAAAGGTAGTTTGGCTTTATCAGCAAAATAACCCTCGATTGAAAAGCCTTTTACCTTTCCTGTTTTGATGTAGTCTTTCCAAATGACTTCGTTTTCAACTTTGATTGTTCCCATCCACGTACCTACTGGCACGTTTAAATTATACAAATTAGATTTGTCCTTTTCGATGTCTTCAACTATCCAACTTTCTACAACGGTTAAACCTTTGATTGATTCCTGATGTTCAAACGTTGCATTTGATTGATTACCGTTTTGAAAAAACATCTCCATACATTTGCGGATCGTGTCTTGCGAAAAATAAATATAATACTCTCCGTTTTCTTCATCACGTCTGTATATAGGTTTGTCGGGTACTAACATAGCACCCATAATGATTTTCTTTTCTTTGTCTACATCGGCAAAGCGATACTCTTTTGGCTGTTCATTAAGAGCTATCCAATTTTCTTCAATGGCAGGGTTTTCTACAATCGAAATTGCATCAATACCACTTAACTCCATTTCACTATCTATTATTAATTCGATTAATTTCATAACTTTATAACGTGTTTAATTTTTATTTTGTTTATCCTATTGATGCGCTTGTAACAATCGCCCTATTCAATCCTTGTTGTGTTGTAACATCATTTGCTACTACGTAAGCCTTAATAGGTTGTTGCCCTTGTTGTGCTATTGTTTCAGCTATTGCGTTTGTTCTCGAAGCTCCTACAACGTTAACGTTTGGTGCTACTGTTGCAGGTGTAGATATTGAACCACCGCCACCACTACCACCAAGTCCACCACTACTCGGAGCACTACCACCACCACCCAAAGCAGATAGTCCTTTCGCAGTTGCTGCTATATTTGTAGCTATTCCAATACCAGCTCCGACTTTATTCATAAGTATTTCAGCAGCTGATAAAGCTTGTCCACCAGGAAGTAATGCGTATTTTAATTTTGCTGCGGCATTTGCTGCTTGTGTGTTAATTACTATTTTAGCTATACCCATTGCGCTCTCTGCAATTAAAACAGCTTTTTGAACTCCTTTATTCTTTTCAAACAATCCTTTTACTAAACTTAAAGCGTTTGATATATTGTTAAATGAACTATCTTGTATTGATTTTTTAGCATTTGCAACCGATTGTTCATCAGCTATTTCTTGCTCTGCCATATTACGCTTTTCTTGTACCCAATTATTTCCAATAGAAACTTTATTTTCTAAATCTGAAATCATTGATTTTTTAGCGTTTTCATTATTTATTGCATTAGTGTCAACTGCTTTTAAAGTATTCTCTTCATCAAATGCGTTTGCTTTTTCTAAGTATTCTTTTCTTGCTGCTAACGCATCTTCTTTTTGTTTTTCTGCAGCTTTTTTTGCTTCATCCCCAACCTCTTTATTATGATTTGTTTCGGCTTGCTTTTTTTCTAGATTATGGTTTCTAATTATTTGTATCTTTTCAGCATTCGCATCATTCAAATTTTTAGTTTGCTTTCCAAATTCTTCAAGTGCTTTTTGAGTAGTCTCTTTTTGCGCTGCAATTAGTTCGTCTTCTGCCCCCGCAGCTTCTAAACTTGCCAACGCATTTTTATTTTTATAATACGTATTTTTAGCCAATTCTCGACTTGAATTTGCAAACGCTATTTGTTCATCAATTAATTTTAATTCTAAATTCCTAACCGCTTCGGCAGAAGCTCCTGAAGCCTTTGCCATTTCAATTTGATAGTCTCCATTCTTTTTAATTGCCATTGCTGTTTTGTCGGCTGTTTTTCTTTGACTATCTAAAGCACTTGAATTTGAACTAACCGCTTGTGTATTCTTTTTAGTTTCATCGCTCGAACTCTTATACCAATTTACCAAAGCATAACCAGCGGTTAATAAGGCAGTAATAGCCAATACAACCGCTCCTATCGGATTAGCACTCATTGCGAGATTCCATAACCTTTGAGCTTGTGTGGATATTTGTTGGAATATAGTAGTGGATTTGATTACAGTTCCTAATTGTCTAAAACTGTCTACTGATTCCCCAACCGCTTGTGCTCCTTGTGATAAAGCCATAGCCGACTGAACCTTTAGCAAGGCTTCTTCTGTTGCACTACTCTCAACACCCAATAAATTCATTCCACCTTGCACCGCAGCGAACCCTCCAGCGACACCCCCCAAAGAAGCACTTAAAGCCTTGAATTTTGCATCTGGATTAAAAGCGTCGGTTAATGCTTTTGCATCTCCGATTCTGTCTTTTAACTCCGCAGCTTTTCTCGCAGCATTAACCGCTTGCACTGAAGTTGCCCCAAATTTGTCTGATAAAGCATTTACTTCGTTTTGAGCTTCCCTTAATTGTGTTTTTAAAGTTCCTAATGCTCTTTCAGACTGACTGCCATCGACTTTAATACTAACTTCAATATCCTGTGCCATTGCTTATTCTTTTTTTTAATTGTTTAAATATCTCTTTGAAATTTTCGGGCAACTTATTTTTACCTCTTGCTATTGCCACCCGTTCACTATCGCTTTTTAGGTCTAATTTTAGGCAGTCTATTATTTGCTTTATCATTGTCTTTGGTCTGTTAATAGTTCAAATTGTACCTCTCCTGTTGTTAGGTCTGTTGTCATTGTGTTTATAATGTATTTCGTGTCTCTTATTATGATACTATCGTTTAATTTAAGCGTAGTTAATATAGATGTCGGCAGTATTGTATTGATTTTAATTAATCGTGCCTTAAAATTGAATATATTGGAAAGGTAGTTTGAGTAATAAGTATCGAATAAACCATTTTGCACTAATTGATTGATTAAAGTTGATTGCTGTTCATTAAAATTTAAACTATAATTTACTCCAGATATTAAAGTTTCTTGACCAAATGGGTAATAAGTTGTTAATGCATACAATCCACCCCCGCCTGTTTTATCTGTACTAAAATGATAAGTAGGTGCTCCAATTGGTCCGCTTTGACTATAAGCGTATAAAATTACAGGCTTTGGTATATAAGGTGTTAAATCTGTTTTCAAAGCATAACCTACTTGTAAAAATCCAGATAGGTTTTGAAATCCTAAATTTTCAAACGGTAATTTTATATCATAATCCTCTCCGTCGTTTCCTGTGCTAAAATTTAAAGAACCGTACTCTACTGATGATTTTGAACTAAATCCGACATTTATAATTGATTCACTTTTCTCATAATTAAAATTTATCTTTTTGAAAGTCTTTACTCTATTCAAATTCTTTTTATCCTGAATAACGTACTTTGTCAAATTAACATCAACACCAGTGCTATAATATTCATCTATTGGCATAACTGTATAATTAGTACCATCGTTTGTAAAGCAAGTTAAATTAAACATTTTCAATATTCCTGTGAAAAAATCTTCGATTTTGATTTCTGGAAACAATGTTTTTACAGCTAAATTCAAAACAACCGCAGTTTGATTTGTTGCTTTTGTCCAAGTTGTTGTACTTATTAAAATACCAGTATATGCATATTGTTTTATTATGGCTGTAGAATTAAAAGTTATAGTTGATTCTCCTGCTATATATACGGTATATGTTGAGCCATCATTTCTTAACGCTCCAAAATCAAAACTTTGCAATCCGACTATACTAACTTTTCTAATCCTTGTATATTCTAAATCATTTTTATATAAAATTACATCATAATACAATCCAGCTACCGTTGGTGTAATAGTTACTGTTAAAGTTTTATAATCTTGCCTTGCTAAATACAAAGGAGTTGTTATTGAACTGCCTTGTATCCAAGTGATTTGAGTTGGTGTAGGTTGAAATTCAAAAACATCTGAATTTTTTAACCACAAATAAGCGTTATAAAATTTATCATCCGTTGCAAAATATCCGCCAAAATATATTCCAAATTCCTGCTCAATCATATTCATAACTGCGCCTACTCTAATAGCAGGAAACAAATCGTTATATCTTATTGGATGACTATTTTTGCTAATATCATAACTTGCGTGTGCGGTGTCGTATTCCCAATAATTCAAAGAACTAATCAAAGGAAACATTATGTCCTCTATTGGCAATAGTCCTGATACTTTGTTCAAAACATAAAGGTTGCTATATGGAAAATCATAAGCGGTTGAAGTAAGGTCTTTTAAAAACAATCCTGCAAACTTATCTTTTAAATTTCCTAATAAGCCTATAAAAGTAATTGAGTAGTCTTGTGGCTTCCCATCAACTATGTTTGCGCTCTCTAATTGTATTTTACCTTTTCTGAATAGTATGGTGTCTATTTCTATATAAGCTAAAGACTTAACCAAAGTAGGGAAAGGATTGTCGTTTGAATTGTCGTACCAATGCCGAAAGATTTTATTGTTTTGATTTGAAGCTGGCACCGTGAAAGTCTGACTAAAATCTGTATAGGTTTTCGAAATATCGTTAATATTCTGAATTGAACTTACAACGGATATTTTTTCGTCATCAAATAAATCTACTCTATTGTATTGCCCTGTATAAGCATCTTGTATGTATATAGCTACTGTAAGCATTATAAGGTATCGTTTATAAGGTTAAATGAATATTCGAACTCCATTTCATAATTTATATTTCTGTCTTTTAAATACGTCTTTAAATCGCTTCCTGATGTTTTTGCTCTTGCAGGTTTACCATCCAATAATATAGTTTCGGACAAAAGTATATCTGTTATCAACTCGGAATAATTCTCGTCTACAAAGCCTGTATTTAGTTTGACTGATTGCTTTCCGTTTATGTTTAGATTCTTAAACTGTCCTATTGACGGATTGTAATTTAAAGCGCTTTGTGTCAATTTATAGTCAGTGCCTTTTGCTGTTACTGAATTGGTTTGAGCCTTGAAAAAAGTAAGCGTTTGCCATCCACCGTATCTGTTTACAAAATCGCAAAGTACGGGTGTATATTTGCATTCTTCAATCGGATATGTAAATAGTGTTTTGATAATAGGGCTTCCAGTTTCTGGTGTATAAGTGATTGTAATTTTGCAACCGTTTACAAAGCCTGTACTAACTTTTACAGGTGTAATTGGCACGGCAATATTAAACACCCCTGTAAGTCCTGCAACTAATGAATTGGAATAATCAAATACTACACCGTCTATTCTTTCGTACTTCACTACAATAGTTGTAGTCGTGGCAGTTGGTTTGTCAATTAGTAAGTTAAAATATTGCGTTAAATTGTTTGGATATGTCGGTAAACTCAAATAAGTGTTTGATATGTTTGTATTTGCTAAAACTTCTATTAACGTTTCCGTTGGCGCTTGGTTACCGTCTGTATAGTTTGTAAATCCGTTTACTCCAATGTAGTCTGTATAGCTTCCTATTTCAGTATAAACTCCAGCGACTAACTTATATCTTTTGATTCTAAACTTTACCCATTCGTTTGACTGTTCTAATTCTGAATAATAAGGAACGTATGTAGCTTTTATGTTAGTTATGTACTCTTTCACGTAATTAGAAACGTTGTATATCGTGCTTGTTTGTGTAATACTTGGTATTGCTTTTGACAAAGTATAAGTAGGTGTTGCAGGAACCGTAGCACCATTCCATATAAATAATTCTAACTTACTACCCTCTTGTCCTGATTCGTTAATTTCAACTACAAACGGACTTCTTATTTTTACTATTTTCATTTCTTATTGAAATTTTCTTTTATTAAATAATTAACGGTACTCTCAACATCCAAAGCAAAGGCATCTGTTATGACTTTTGATAATTGACTTATATTTTTGCTCACTGCTTTTTCTAAAAACTTGTTTGGCTCTATACCTTGCCTATAAACTGATTCACGAACTGCATACGGGCTTAAACCTCTTTTGTTTGACCATTCTATAAAATGCTTAACTGATGGCTTTACACCCTCTTTAAATGAGTAGGGCGAGCCTTTGCCTTTTTGTTTCCATAACTTGCCCTTGTTGTTTGTTCTTTTAAATGCTGATGTTTGTTTACGAACTCCACCAACTCCCCGAACTCCTTTATCTACAAAAGCACCATATTTTGACATTACTAAATTAATCTGTATCGAGTTTTTAGAAACCTTGGCGCCCTGACTGACAATACTATTTTTTAATTGTCCCGTGTCAACCTTGCCCGTACTTTCTAAATTGGCTTTTGCATCTTTAACGATATTATTTGTAAAGTCGTCAAGCGCTTGTTTTAGATTGTCAATCTTTAACATTTGTTAATATCGTTTGCAACTGTTATGTTAATCGTAGTTGTGAAGCCAGCCAGCATATTTTCAAATTCTTTGTTAATAAATTCGCTTTGTGGATCACCGTCTAATTCCATTGTATCGTAACTGATTGTACTTTCTCTCAACCTTGCTACTAAACGATTAATTACGTATAACTGATTTGTCCAAATGTATATTAAATTGTCATTTCCGTACACTTCATTTGCAGGATTATCTTTGCTGATGTCTACTATATCTACATTCACGATAGTTAGTTGAAACGTCAAAGAGTTTTCGCTATGGGTTACGCTATCCATTGTGATATTAGCCAAAGGAAACATTGTCATTTTTGCTAAATCTAATTCTGTTAATTCTCCGAGTGTTACCTTATTGCAAAATGGGTTTGATTCCAGTTCTGCTCTCATAGCTTCAATCACTCTATATATCGCTTCTACTCCTCTTAGATTATCTGCCATTTCGTCTTTGTATTTTTTTTAGTTCTTCAGCTTCTTTTTTTCGTTTGTCTATTTTGTAGCACAAGTTATTCAAACAAGCGTGCATATTTAATTGTGTAATCGCTTCATATTTTGTAATGTCTCCTCCAGCAAGCTCGTCAATTGTTGAATACCAATTCCAGTTTTGGTCAAATTCAGTTGATTCTGAAATGTCTCCGCTTCCTGATCCAAATACTTGATAATAGATTCCAGCAAGTCCGTTCCTAAATTCCAAAAAAAAACCATCGAACCTATTACAGCACTCAAAGGCATTTGTCTTAAATCTTTATGGTACTTGTCGCCCTCGTACTTTTCAATGTTATACATACCGTTTTTAATTTCATTCTTAATTGGTCTGTAAAGAACTCCCATAGCTATGTGCATATTAGACCACTCGGATATATTACCGTTCAAATCTAATAATTCCCCGTAGGTCATCTTGTCTAATTCTGGAAGCCATCCAAACTTTATTCCGTTCACTGTAAACTTTTGCACCAACTCGGGTTGACTTTCTAATATAGCATCAAGTATATTGGAAATTTTATCTACTGATTCATATTCCAAACTCAAGACCTGCTCACGTGATAACTTGCAAAAGATTTCTATCTTTTTAATTTTCAAATAGTCTTCGGCATCAGGTAAATTCTTTCGGCTTTCTATTTCCTGATTGTACTCTTGGTATTGTATAAGTGTAATATCGTCTAACGAACTTGGTACTGTTAACTTCATATTGCTGTTTATTTTAGATATAACGCTTTAATTTTAATTTTACGAGAAAATATAAGGACAAAAAAAAACACCTCGTTAGAAGTGTTTAAAATAAGTTGTCCCAGATTTCAGTTGAACGTTTCCGTTTCCTCCTTTTTCCCAACGTCTCACGATAGTTGGCAACTTTTTTTTCAATTACGTTGTGGGTTTTGGTTGTACCATAAGTAGTAATCCCCTATTCTGCCCGATAGGACTTAACATTCGTGGTATGCAAACTACCCAATGTCTGTTACTGTACTATTTGCGTCAAGTAACTGCTGTGATTGAGACAGGATTCGAACCTGTATGTTATCATAATTATTAAATATCCCAATAATTAGTCACCTAACCAATTCAGCCACTCAATCTGTACGGAGTTTTTGTCAATCTCTCTTAGGTTCTTCCGTTGTTACCACTAAGTTCATTCAAGCGCTACTTGACCTCGATGTTGTGGCGGGAATCGAACCCGCATCTCCCCTCAATCGCATAGGGGGTATTCATACCATTACACCACACAACAAACCGACCAGGGACACCCTAATCCAAAACAAATATAGTAATTATTTATATAACTACCTAATCAAATTCAACTTTTTCGAAATCTTTACAAGGTCTTGCATCATCCCTAAGTTTTAACATTAGGTAATTCAGTCTCACCTGGTCTTTCCATTTACCCTTGTAAGCGTTCTTGTACTCCCTACATACACTCAAGAAATGATTAGTTGAATTGTCCAATACTTTGGAAGCTCCCTTAGGTCCAATACCCTTAATACCTTTCACATTATCCACGCTATCACCCATAAGTAATTGCTTATAGAAGTTGTACTCTGCCTCATCTTTAGATACCACCTTTATATCTCCAATCCTACCGTGATATAAATCATAGTAGGTTATTGGGAATGTCAAGTAATCCTTATCATTGGCAGCTATAACAATATCAGTCAAGGGATATACTTGTTGTATATACTTTAAGGTACTTACGATTGAATCATCTGTCTCGACACCAACGCTCAAGAATGGATTGTACGTTTCAATTATGTAATCCTTTATCTCTATAAAGTTTGCGGGTAAGTCTTTTGACACCCTATTGGCTTTATATAAGCGATTAAGTATCTTTCTGAATGTATTGTTACCCTTGCTCTCTAGAAAAGCCTTGTAATGCGTTGATTTAGTGTCGTGGATTATGGTGGATAGAATGTCGTCAATCCTATCTTTATACTCCTCCAAGTCCTCTATACCTTTGTATAGAAGACTATCACAATCTATTAGAGTTACTCTATCCATATTTTCTTCTTTAACTTCTCTATATGCTTGTCGACATTTTCCCAGTATTTCATAGAGTCAATAGCAGCAGAAGAGCAAGTAACT